AAGGAAGCTGGCGCGGAGATATTGGCGTATCAATATTTCCGTCTTTGTCTCCAAACTTTAACATGTGCGCCGCTTCTGCATAAGCAAGTTGCGCGTCTGGCGACATTTTAATGTTAGACCATTTCTCGCGCTTTTCTAAAAGCAAGTCAGCCTGTTCGATTACAGTGAATGTTCCTTCAACGACATTGCGCGATATTGTTTCTTCACTTCCACTGTGTCGCACCTTCACATCGTTAAACGTGTTTGAAAAACCAACCATGCCGTTGCTGCATACAAGGCGATAGATTCCTGCCATTAGTTGATAGGCGGATGTTCCGTCCTGCGCGTTTTTCAAAATCACTTCTGCGTGACTGTCTGACATTTTATCTTTGTTTGTTACGTTCGCCAGATCATTTACATGGCGCAAGCGCAACATATGCTTCGTGAAGTTTCTTTTATCTTCACGCGCATTTGACTGTTGCGCGCTTACCACCTCAAAACCTTCGCGGCGCAAAGCGTCAACCACTTTGATTGTGGGGATAGGTTTGAACCTTTCAGAGCGCGACTCGTGCGCGGTAACAGCAAACACAGACGGCGCATATTTATAAATTTCATCGTCTGTCAAAGCGCGGGAGTGTGTGTCTGCATAGCTGTAGTTAAACATGATAGACTCCATTGATGTTAAGTTGCGTTGATGTGTGTGATTAAGCGGCTTCTTTGTTTGCATAGAATGTTGCGATCTCATCCTTGATTGAATCAAGAACCAAGAGCGCTGCATCGTGTTGCGCTTTGACAGCGCTTTCAGTCACGCGCACTTTGTTAGCGATTATGATTTTGTGAAAGTCGCCAAACATTGTATGCGACTCAAAGCCATCGTCAGTCAGATGATTAACGGCGGCGCTTGTAACAAGCGCGCCGCTAAATGTTTTGTGCGTTGAAATGCACAATACTGTTTTGTCATCCAGCATGATGCGGGAGTTAGCTTGCCATGCGCCACGCAGGTCGCGGTTGATTTTAGTTTGCATGATTGTTCTCCAATGTTAAAATGGCATGTCCCATGTTTCGTGCATTGACTGTAAGAAAAGAAGCCGCTCGATGGCGGCTTCAATGTTTGTTGCGTTTGCGTCGTTGTTCCATAGCGCTTCATTCAATTCACGCTGCAAGCGCTTTAACTCTAATTCAATCGACACTGGCTTCGTCATCTTCTGCATATGCTGACTCGATTCGAGTGCTTGTGTGGCAGCAATACAAGTTTGCGTCCTCATAATTGATTAGCGCGTCAGTTACATACCATTCGCTACGCAAATCATTTTGCATGATTGCGCGACAAATGTTTTTCCAGTTTTCTTTTGCAGCGTCGATTGAAAGCGCTTCGCCGTCATGCGTCTGCAAAAAGATTGGATAACCTCCCGGCCATGCGTATTTGCTGCGAATTGCGTTTTTGATAACGTGCAAGCGATCAAGATTCATTACAGTGACTCCTCTGATTTGAAGTTAAGCGCACCATCACGTTCGATGATGTCCTCATAAGTTAAATCAAGTAATGCATCGTGATCTGGATCATCTTCTCCCCACACAACCCACAAGTCGCCGTCCTGCCATAAGAAACCAGTTTTACCGTCTGGCGTTTCAATCTTTGCGTTTGATACTACATCAGACCATGCGTCCCAGTAGGATTCGTTTTCGACTGTCGGGCCAGCTTCTAAGATTTTCCAATCTTCGTCTGATACGTTTTTGACGTATTCGCGTTTGCATGATTCAGCAAAATGCTGCGGGATATAAACACCGCGCGCACCATCAGCGTATAGATCAGCCATCGTATTGACTCCTAGTTAAGTTCAGCAAAAAGATCATCGACAACCCAAAGCAACATACCGCAGTAAAGCAGCATCGCTTCACTGTCGGCGTCATGTCCATTGTTAGCAGGATGCTTGAAAAACTTTTCAAGCGAATAAAACAAAGCGGCAGTGTGCATGTTGGTGACTCCTAGTTAAGTTGAATTAAGAAGCGCAAACTTGTTCCGCTTTGCGCCAACCGTTAGCATGTGCGCGAAACGCTATAATTGCTTCGCGGTTTGGCATGGCGCATAAACCGCAATCAATGCACCGCACATCATCTCGTGACTGTGCAGGACAAACGACAACCTTGCGACCATCTGGAGTCGCAAACTTTTCCGGTGCGTCATGTGCAGCAAGTGTTACAACAGGGCCAATGTTAAGCGCTGCAAGACGATCAGCCTCTGCTAAATTGTCAGCAGACAAGTTGATGGTAAAGCCGTTTGCGTTTGCGTGTGCAACAGCAGCAGCGTTGTGCGCGTTATCTTCGACGGGTTTGTGCGTAAACGTAAAGCCGCGACCATTGCGCGACTTGTTAGCGTCAACAATCTTTTTAAGATCGTCTGCATCAATGTGATTGCTTTCTCCCGGCAAGTCACCGGCTTGTGCGTAACGCCACAAAGCATTTGAACGCACATAAACAGACATGCGCGAAACAAGCTCGTCGATGTCATAACCACGGCGACCGTCTGTTACTTCGTTCCACCTACCTGCAAGCGGCATTGAGTCGCCATAGCAGCCATTACCTTTGAGAGGACATGCATCGGGGCAAGTTTTGCGCGATGATGTTGCGACAGGCATCGGGCCAGTCTTTTTGTTGCGCGAAGATTCGGTGATGTAATAGCGCATGATTTTTCTCCGGCATTTTAAGTTTGTGTTAGTTGATTTACTTTTTAGGCATTGCAAATATGTTTACATGCCAACCGCTTCCAGATTTGTTTATTTCACTGTAAGGGAAGCTCTGTTTGATTTGTTCGATTGTGGATTCAACTGTTGCGATATATTGACCGCGAACATGAACGAAAAACTTTTGCATATCAGTTTCCTTTCCACGGTGACTGCCCATGAACCCAAGGCCGATTGATAAGGTAAACAACGCGCCCGCTGTTTTGATCGTCATTATATGAAACAAAAACGATACGACGATCTGATCCCTTTTTGTATTCTGAAATTAAACGCGCTGCATTTTGTTGCGGCACATTTTCGGTGATTCCAGTGACAAACCATTGCATGATTTTTCTCCGGCATTTTAAGTTTGTGTTATTCAAAGCTAGCAAGCGTGACACCGTCAACGCATTGCATCATTAGATCGAAGCCGTCTGCATATTCTGCGACAACCTTTTTTGGTTGGTCGAATGTTGTGACGCATCCAACTTGTTTGCAGTGTTCAAGTATTGCGAGAAGTTCTTTTTTAGTTTTTGCGCGAATCGCCAGACCTTCAACATCGTCTGTGGGAATTGCAATCCAGTAAATTAGTTTCATGTTAGTTGCTCCACGTTTGAAAATTAACTAACGACAGCGCGACATTGCCGCGCTGCCAATGTTGTTAAATTGTTTTTCCGATAAGTTTGTTTGTTCGCGTTTCAATGTGGTCAAAGGCTGTTAAGCGCACCACAGTCGAAGCTAGGATGATTTTGCAAAACTAATTTGCATTTGCGAAACGTCTCATAAGAGGCAGCACGTTTTCGCCAACGTCAAAACCACAGTCTCACGGAATCGAAGCCGTATAAGAGTAAATCACTGTGGCGCATTTTGCTTTCTTGTGTCTCCAAAGAGTCACCACACAAGGTCAAAACTAGTCGCATAATTGAAAGCGAACCCGGCGCATCCCGGTGTGAAGCAAACAGGCTGGATTGTTTCGCGCAAAGCGCTTGCCTGTTTACGACCGTTCCCTCCCTTTCGCCCATGCGGCGCTTCACAGCGCTGCATTTTAGCTACTCGCGGTTCCCTTGCAGGACGATAAACGCTTCACAGCGTGAATCAGGTTCTAGTGTAGGGCTGTTAACCCCAAACGGCGGCCTGTTGGTTTATGTCAATTCCGGTCGGCTCCGGCGTGACATGACATTACCGCGAATCGCCCATAGAAAGCAAACTAAATTCTTCAAAATCCAAAATCATAAACCATTGAAAATGAAGCGCTTTTGGTGTTGACATTCTATTAATCGAGAATTGAAGTATGTATACAGGCTTGTTTTTGAGTCTGGCGCGGGGCGTGATTCGATCCTGTGTTGACAATAGATTTGGGGCGCACAAAAGCGCGCTTGTATCATGCAGTGATACAAACTTAATTAAGTTGAATTAAGTTTAGAAACTTATTTTAATCTTGCAAACTTGCCGTGCAGTTTTTTAGCGGCTTTGCAATATGCGGCGTGTGCTTCTTCTTTCGTGTCAAATAAACCTAAGTAATAATGTTTTTTGTTTGCTCCTATTTGTGCAACGTATCTACCGCAAACATGCAAACTAACTCCTTTTAAGTTTCTGCCGTTTCCTTTTTTGTTCATTAAATTTTGAGAGCGTGTCGCTTCTCTTAAATTTTCTATTTTGTTATTCGACCTGTTTCCGTCAATGTGATCTATATCGTTTTTAGGTAAGCGACCATAAACGTATAACCAAGCAAGACGATGCGCCGGAAAACTTGTATCGTTTAATCTAAGATAAACGTGACCGTGACGATCTAAACATCCTGCGACATTTCCGGCATATCTTGTATTCCAAGATTTACATTTGCTGTCTTTCGTAAATCTTCCATCGCCATCAGAAAACATATCCGGCGTTCTAGCAAGTAATGTAAAAACACCTGTATCAGGATTATAAAAAACTAGCTTCTTTAATTCACGCTGTGTTAAGTTAATTTTAGCCATGACCGACTCCTATCGGTTAAAGGTTAGAAACCCGCAAACGCGCCAACGTCTGCGGGTTTCGTTTTATAGCATTAATCATTGCTGCATTAAAGATTTTCTTATCTCATCCAAAGAATAATCTGATGCACTCTTTTTTGCTTTCAAACTTTTCAGGATGTGCTTGTCGATGCTTTTGTTTGCTACAATATCAAAATAACTAACACTGACAGACGTTCCTAGTCTGTGAGTCCTATCTTCGCTTTGCACTCGCTCAACAAAGTTAAATGAATTACTGTAATAAATTACAGTTTCACATCCAGAGCCGTGAATATTGATTCCGACACCGCCTGCTGCCGGATTGGCAGTGAAGAATCTTGCATCTTTTGCAAGAAACCTTCTCAAGCTTTCACCGCGCTCTGAAACATTGCCACCGTAATATTTAACAGAACATCCTTTGCCGTATTCACTTTCTAACATGGCGTGAATCCTATTTATGTCCTCAACAAACCTACACCAAATTACGACCTGCCCTTCTCTTTGTTCGATGATGTCTTTTAGAATCTCCAACCTATCATTTGAAAATGTCTCGAATGATCCATCTTCTAATGGCAAATAACCAGACAAACATTGCTGCAATCTAAGCATGCACGAAATAGCATTTTGCACATCGACAATGTCTCCATTATCCATCTGAGTTAAGAAGTTTTTCTTTAATGCGTTGTAATGCGATGCTGTGGATTCACTCATTTCATATAATCGAGTTGAGTAAATTTTAGGTGGCAAATCTAGCGCTTCTTCTTTTGTCATTCTAAAAACATGCGGTGCCATAAGTGAATAAAATTTTTCTTCGTTCTTCGTTCCTATTATCTGGCGATTTTCAAATCCTCCTAAGATTGCATACTCAGAACGAAAGCTAGAAAAGTATTTATGTTGCGTGATTCTTTCGTCCAAAAATTTTAGTTGAGACCATAAATCAACGATGCTTTTTGCAACTGGTGTTCCCGTTAAAATTCTGCGATAAGTGGCCATCTTTCCTAATTGCCACGCAGCTTTTGTTCTTTGCGCTGATCCATTTTTCAATGCGTGCGCCTCATCCACTATCATAATTGATTTGCCTTCGTGATTTTTCAGAAATTCACTCGCAGCGTTAAATCCATTTTTTGTGCGTATAGCATCCACGTTCATTGATAGTATTTGAAGTTGAGATTTTTTGTTAAATCTTGGAACCTTTCCGTTCCATATAACACCTTCATAATTTAATGACGGGTCTGCGTGTTCTGGAAACTGTTCGTTTATCCATTGAATATGAACCCCACGCGGTGAAATGATAAGCGCACCTGTAACTTTATTTGCAAATACAAGCATCCCAACATTCGCAATACAAATAGCGCTTTTCCCGGTTCCCATTTGACAAAAGTATCCGTAAACTTTTCTTTCAGCCGAAAGGTTCACGGCCTTTTGCTGATAATCACGCAAAGGTAATTTTGGTTTGTAGTTTGTATGAACGACAGGAATTTGTGCGGTCTGATCTGGCATATTCTCAAAATCAGCAAGATCGGCCAGCGTTCCTGTTTCATCAACAAACTCTATATCATGTCCGCATGACATAAGACGCTTTACGTTATTCGTAAGCGCTTCAAACTTAATCGTCGAAGAATTGAGCCAAGTCTTTTTTCCGCTCAACAAAGAAATCGTTGCAATAAACGAAATCGGAAACGGCCCATGAAGCGTAGCGAAATTTCCAGTGATGACGACTTTCATTTTTTTTGCCTCAGATTTTGCTCTTATAGCGTTGGGGTCCCTTTTGGAAATTTTGAAAATGGATTCAAAATCCGCTATTAGGGGAAGGGGTCCCCAGTGGAAATTTTGAAAATCATTTTCAATCCTCCAACTCACCAAGGTATTTCATGCTGGAAACACTAATCATTCTGAAGCTTCTGGGAACAGTTCCAAAAACAACATAGATTGATTTGCCGATCTTTCCATTTTCCAGAATATCTTTGCCCATACCTTCAAACCCGAAGCGGTCAATCTTGCAGAATATGTCACCAGTATCATCCTGAAAAAACATCGCGAGAGAGTTAGTCTTTTCTGTATAGACTTCTTTTCCGCGCCTTCGTTCGACAACTTCGGGAGCGTTCTCATCTTTAATTGCGGCTCTGGTTAGAATACCGATACAGCAGACGATGCCAGCATGCCCAGCTTTAATGTCTTCGATATTCTTATGATTTTCTTTGATAAACAGCGTATCAAGGTCAGTCATTTTTATCTTGCGATAATGCTTCCGTGCCGAATCACGGACCGGGTATAAAGTATCAATCTCCGTCTTTGCTTTTTCAAGCTTCTTCTGAATTGTTTCCCGAACAGGAAGATTGCTATTGCGAGCAGCTAACACTTCTTGCACGACTTTGGGACCTAAACCTCTAATCGTGGTTAACGGGCCAAGAAGCATGTCCTTTCCATCACGTTCTGTGACTTCCCAATTTGCTGTTGATAGCTTGGGGTCCATAGGAATGTAACCGACGTCTTCCTTTTCCATTTCGATCAGAAGTTGACGCTGTTTCAATACATCTGGTTCGGCGTCTAAGGTTGCGGCGCAGAACTCTATTGGATGATAGGCTTTCAACCAACAACAATAATACGATACGCAGGCATAAGCATATGCATGACTACGATTAAAACCATAACGACCAAAAGTAACGATATCATTCCAGATTTTTCTGGCGATATACTCTTCGACGCCATTCTTGATAGCTCCTTCTTTAAACATCTCATAATATTTTTCAAGGGCTTCAGCGCCCATTGATTTGCCGATTGCGCGACGGATGTCAGAGGTATCACCCCATGACAGTCCGCCGATCTTGCGAACGATGTGCATGACCTGTTCCTGATAGATCAGGACGCCGTAAGTATCTTTGGTCAGCTCTTCCATTAGAGGGTGAATGTAAGTGACTTCTTCTCTACCAGACCGGCGTTTGACCCAATCGCCAGCGCCTCCTGAACCCATTGGGCCGGGACGGGCCAAAGCCGTAATAGAGACGATGTCTTCTAGGTTATCGACCGTGACTTCTTTAGTGAGGCCTTGGAGAGCGCGGCCAGCGAACTGAAAGATGCCAGAAAATTTACCTTCGTTTAGAACGTCGAAAGCTTTTTGATCATCCAAAGGTAACTTCTCGAAGAAGCCCGTAGGAACGATAATGCCATTAGATGTTTTGATCCCATGGCCAAGAAGCTCCAACGTGCGCTCAAAGATAGAAAGCTGTGTCAGTCCTAGAGCGTCAATCTTAAGGAGATTGAGAACCTCTGCGTCCTTTTTATCAAGCATTGCTGACGATGTATTTTGATCGACAGCAACGTAATTGATGATTGGCTGATCTGTAACCAGCATACCGGCGGCATGTTGTGACGCGACGTTTGGATGATCTTCCAAGCGTTCCGCTATTCGGGCGTTAGGATAAGCGCCGATCAGCTTTTTGCCAGCATCGGTTGTGTCAAACGTCTCCTTTAGTGACAGGACATCATCAGAAGCGGCAATCGCCTTTTCGATCATACCAATCGGAATTTTGAGGATGGCCCCGACTTGTTTGAGGGCGCTTCTTTGCTTGAAAAAACCAACCGTGCCGAGCCGAGCCACACGGGTTGATCTGTATTGTTCTTGCATATGCAAGAAAACGTGGTCCCTTTGTTTGTCCGAAAAGTCGATGTCGATGTCTGGTAAATCTGCGTCTTTGGTTATCGGAGGTTGATTTATCGGTTTTTCGTCCGTAATGCCCAAACAATATCCTAAAATAGAACTATTTGGATTCGGAAGTTTTTCTCCTGATTCAACTAAATTGAAAAACCTTTCGCATATTTTCTCACTAGATAAAGCGGCAAACGTTTCTTTCTCTAAAAGATTTTCATTTACGGTTTTTATTCTCTCAGCATCGAGTTCAAAGTCTCTTAGCCATTTAGTAAATGATGCCATAGTGGTTTTTCTCCTATAACTATAATTTTCTCGTTTTTGTATTCTTCCACAAACAAAGAAAATTTCTTCTTTGCGCTTTCTGTCCAGAATCCTTTTATTTCTATCCATAAATTTACAGAAGGAATATAAAAGTCAGGCGTATATGACGTGCCGTTTGAAAGCTTAAATCTCTTAGGTTCGTAATCATAGTTTATATTGTTTGAGTCTAAGTTTTGAGCGAACTCAATCTCCCAACTTGATCTCATCCACTTACCTTTATAATAACCTCCTTTACCTCGTCCGTGTTTCGGCAATGGCCTTTCGTCATAATCACCCCTAGCCCATGATTGTTTGAGTGCATCGTTTCCGTAATTCGGATTTCTGTCTCCTAGATATCTACCATCTGAATACGTTTTTGATACGTATTTTGATTGGCAAGTTTTACTGCAGAAAACTTTAAAAACTCCAAAAGGGCGACCTTTTTTGATTTTATTGTCGAACCAGCTTTCGCACGTGTAACACTTCGTGGAACATTTCCCTTTTCCAGAGTTCCAAGAAGGCTTTCCTTTTATTTTATCAACACGAGCGGCATTCATTTTTCTTATGTGCTCATCCCTTACGTTAGGGGGCATTTTATCCATGGCCGGAATTAATTCACCGCTTTCGTATTTAGCTTTTAATTTCTGCCCTCGAATTTTGCTTACCTCTAAGTCTACAAATTTTCTTCCATCGTATTTAATGCCGAGTCTCTTGGCGTGGCGTTGAATTGTCATCTGAGCCACACCTAGATATTCCGCAACTTTATATTGGGAATTGAAGCGATTGAGGAGATTTTGCATTTGATCTTTATCAATCTGCGTCAACTTCAGAGGGTGGCGGAAACGGGCCATATTCTTTTAACTTCCCTATATAACTCCAACCTCCGCGATTTATATCGATAAATCTCTCAAAGATCAATCCGTTTTTGACGGGGTCAACGGCTGTAATGTTTAACAGATAACAAACTAATGATCCGGCAGAACTTCCTCTTCCGGGTCCGACAATCATACGTTCTTTTGCCCAGCTTACGATGTCGGAAACAATGTAAAAATAGTCCTCAAAATCTTTTTCTTTGATTAATAGCAACTCACGGTCGAGGCGAGCGGAATAAACCGGATCAGTCAGATCGGTTCCGGTGCGGGCAGCGCCTTCAATGCACATCTCTCTCAGCGTCTTGGGGCGCGGCGGCTTATACATCTCAGCATTGAGAAGATCGGCGTTTAGGCAAGACAGGGCTTCGTTTCTATTTTTAATAGCCTGCTCTATCTCTTCTGTCGTGGCGACGTATTTGACAGCTTCACGCCATTCGTCATCGCTTAGAATGTGAGTAGGATAGGTTTGGTTGCTGGCCCTACGACCAAGGGCCACGCGATAAAATTCAAAGTCCTCTTTGCGTGGGTAATAATTATCACTGACCGCAATCAGCGGAATGTTATTACCACGAGCGGCGATGACAGCTTTCTTTGGTGTCGATGGACCAAGGGCCAAGAAGCAATCTTGAGCGCCTCTGATTGCAACCATCTGATCATAGGTTACGCGCTCACCGATTATCTTGATGACGCCTTCTGCATTTACAGCATCACCTAGCAATAAGCTGTCTGTTTTATCTGTTCCAGACGTCGCTTTGCTGACAAGCTGATTAACGCTTTTAATCTCTGATTTGGCCAGAAACGTCCAGTAATTGATGATTGGCTTTCTCTGGCCCTTGCTTTCTACGACGCCAAGCTCCACGCCATAGACAGGGCGAATGTTCTTTTTCTTGCAGGCATCCCGGAAGCGGCGGTATCCGAACGTGCTAAAGCGATCAGTAATGACAGCCGTGTCCATACCGATATCAATCATCCGGTCTAGGACTTCATCGATATGGCCAACTGCTGTTCTGAAAGAATAGCCCGTCCGAATACGCATTATAGATAATCCCCGTTCTTCATTGCGACGACGCATTCGACAAGCGCTTCGACGTCGTTTCTTGCGCGGTGAGCGCCTTCAAACTTGCCCAGATCAAGGGCGGCATAAAGGTCTGTCAGGGAAAGGCGATAGCCTCTTAGTGGCATGGACTGCTCTACAGTGCAGATCAGCCGTGGCCATTTAATTGTCTCTCCGCAACGCTTCATTTCAATATCGATCATCTCTTTATCGAATGATAGATTATGAGCAATGACGGCATCACAATCTTCAAGCGCTTCCTTGACTTGATCGATGTAGTTAGAAAACGGCTTCTCGTTTTCTAAATCGGCGTTCGTGATTCCGGTGATTTTTGTAATCTCATCGGAAATCTCTTTTGTCGGGCGGACAAAGAACTCGTATTCTTTAATCCTTTCCCCTGTTTCTAGGTTCATCTTTACGGCCATGAACTCAATGACTTCTGGCTGCTTGTCTATATCAAGCAGGCCGGATGATAAAAGACCCGTAGTTTCCGTGTCGAAGATGGCAGCTATCATCACGCTTCTCCAAGCGAGCGCAGCTTGTCTCTCATTTCATTCACAAGATCGCTAAGAATCTTGTTCTCTTCTAATACTTCAGCAAGCTTTGTCTCAATTGTCAGGATGCCCTTTTCGTCTAAGTCGCGAGCTACGCTCCAGAACTTCTTCCATTGGCCTGCGCTGATGGTGACGGGGCGAAAGACATGCTGATCAGCGACGACGGCATGCTGCTGGGCATATTCGATGTTAAAGTTGCTCATGTTTGTCTCCCTTAAAACAGTGCGCTTTGCGCGTTATCTTCTTCAAAGATTTTACGGACTTTTTCATTTTGTATCATGTCGTCGATGTATTGCAACATAGACAAATATACTATTCCATCACGCAGGCTGTCTTCGTGACCTCCGGTATTATAATTATTCGCGTATCGTGTCACCTTCACCATGTTGAGAAGGAAAAGATGGATGCGATTCCAATCATCTGCTGTCTTAATGGTTAAGCCTTCAGGGAAGATGGCTTCCATTGCTTTGCCGATGATAAGGAAGTTGTTACCGTATATCTTATGCTTTGCATGGTAGGTTTCGGAGCAATCGTTGAGGTATTCGTGCGGGGTCATTTCTTTTCTCCTTTATAAGCTCTCTTTTGCCGCTCTTTCCACAAATAATAAAGACGCCTGCGAGACTTGTGCAGATACCAAAGTTCCATAAAAATCGGCTCTAGTTCAGCGCTTAATTTTATCGTGTCATCCACCAAGCGCTTATAGAGTTCTTCTTCTTCTTCTGTTGCAAATTCCATCGTTGATATGTTGCGCTGCATTATTACTTTTCGCATGACGATGGCGTTGGTGGTCATTTTTTCTCCAAGGCGGCCTTGGCGGCACGAAACGCTGACATCGGGTAGCAGTCTGGATACATATAATTGTCAGCAAGATTTGCTGTGCTCTCGTCCGCTATGGCAGCAAACGGGAGCAGCGCTTCTCTTAATTGATTAACCGTCTTTACGCTGGCGGAAAGAATATCATCATA